CATGTAAAACAATTACATCACCTGTTTCTACAAAAGTATCTGTACACGTAGTTTTAAAACCTTTTAGTTCTGAAAACTCAAAACCTTCTTTTTTTAAAACACAAGTAACTCCTCTGGAAAGTGCAGCAGACTGACCTGTCTTATTAAAAAATATTCTATATTGAGTTTTGTCAGGAATAACTACACTATCAAAATCTACTGAACTACTGATTTGTTCATCAAAAATAGATTGTATATTTTTACTAATTGTTCCTAGCTCTGTATCGCCAATACGTTCTGTAGCAGCAATAGTACGTAAACCATCGGGGCCAAGAAATATTAAATCACCTGCAAATTCTTGTACAGTAAAACTATTAATACATCCAATATGTCTGGTAACAGCAGTCATAGTAAAATCAGCTTGGCTAGTACCTGTTAATTTAAATATTCTATTTTCACAAAAAACAAATAAACTATCTCTAAATACTTTTAGTGCAACTATTGTATCATCAACATTAATACTACCTGCACCAAGAGCTACAGAAAAATTATCTTCATCAAAAGGTAAACTAAAAACTATTTCTTGTGGAGTGTTAGACATTCCTGCATAAAACATATGTTCTTTATACGCTACAACAATTTTAGCACCCGTAACTGCAGGTGGAAATAAATCAGAAACAGAGTCAGCTATTTTATGTTCTGCTGCTGTAGTACCGCCCGTAGCCCTTGTTACACCTGTAAAAGTAGTAGAAGAAAGTCCTGTATATGTAAATATTTCACTATTAATTAATACGGATTGAGTACCTGAATCAGGATTAATAAAACCTGTAGTACTTTTTACTGTAATAGTACCTGATCCTGTCATAGTTGTAGTTGAAGCAATATCTGCTCCAAGAGATGTAACTTTACCTGAACCTACCTGAGAAGGAGAAACATCTGTAGCAGACAAAGAAGTATCAAAAACTACAGGTGCGTTAACTTGATCTACTAAAATAATTTTTTCATTACCATCAAAATTAAATCTTTCAAATTGATATTTTTTAGCATTAGTCCTGCCAGTATCTATTTGTGTCCAATCTTGTGATATAGAAGAATCAGTAACATGTACTGCAGCAGTAGTACTTGAAGTAGCTCTAGTCACACCTGTAAATGAATTTGCTGTAACTCCTGTATACGTAAACTTTTCATCACCAATTTGAATTGTACCACTAGTAGAAAATCCTGTAGTAGAATCTACAGTTAAAGAACCTGCACCAGACATACTTGTACTTGATTCAATACGAATAGCTAACTGTGTAGAGGCAGAATAGTATATCCTTTCACCTCTAGCTGCTAATACTTTATTATCAAAAGAAGCAACCATTAAAGGTTCTTCAGCAGTAGTATTGGTAATAGGTATTACTTGATTAACATATTTAGTATAGCCATTTATTCGTCTATAACCACCTTGAATATCAGGCTCAAAGTTTTCTAATTGTAATGCCTGTCCTGGGTCCATTAAGAAACTAGAACGATTAAGGACTAATCCACCTTGACAATTAAATGCAACAGGTTGTAATTGAGCATTATCAGGCATTAAGAAATAGTTCCCATCAAAGTATTACCATAGCCTGTTGATCTTTCAATATAAGTAGATCTAACATATTCATATTTATTAATAAGAAGACTTTGCATATTTTTAATTCCTTGTTGGAATCTATCAAACGTTATTTGATATTGCTGTCCTTCTCCACGATATTGATATACAAAAGCAGAAGCACCATCTACAATTACAGGAGCAAATCTTTCGGGTATAGTAGTAGTATCTCCATGTGCATCTAAGTCACTAGGAAATGTAAAATAATCAAAAACTAATGTGTATTGTTTATCAGGTAAAGGATACAATAAATAATTATTATCGGGTGAACGTACTATAAACTGTGGTATCCCACCATTTTCAAACTGTGTTACAGTTACTCCACTACTATGTGTAGCTGCAGTAGTACTATTAGCACCACGAGTGCACCCTGTAATATCATTACCTAATATACCTGTATAGGTAACTTGTTCACCGCCAATGTGTACAGTACCAGATGTATCAAGTCCTGTAGTAGACGTTAACGTTAAGGTTGCTACAGAACTAGAATGAGAACCATTAAGTGTTGTAGATACAACTTCATCTTCTTGTGTAGCATATTCTTTTTGAATGTACTCATTATAATTTAATGTTTTTAAATTGTTACCAGATGCGTTTACATCTGTATCTTTTTTAATTCTAGCTGTACTATAATCTACAGACTTTGTACTTGTAGGTAAAGAGTATCGTGCTACACCAGCAGTAAGCGTAGAACTATTAGTAGCATGATTAAAAGAATAACCAAACTCTCTTTGATTAATATATCTAATAGCTTCGTTAACAGCATTTTTACATTGCACTTGTACTCCCCTAGCATTTGCAAAATCACTAGAGGTAAGAGATACTTCATTCATTCTTGTTATAACATCATTAGTTAATGATAAAAATGTAAGTGCCATTAGGTTTCCTTTAGATAAGCTAAAGGGGCCAGTGCAATACCAGCCCCTAAAGTTATTTTAAATTAAGTCACGTTGAGCAACTGCAGCTTCTGTCATTGCGGCAGAAACGTCAACCACTACACAATAGACACGTAAGCGTCCAGTTGCAGGATCAGCACCAGCAATTGTTACATCAATGGTATCTGCAGCACCAACAAGAGCTAGAGCTTCTGCAGCATATGTAGAAGCCGCACCTGTATTAACAAGGTTAGCTTCACCATTAGAACCTTTTGCAAGGTATGTACCTGCAGCAGCATCAAGTGCCGCACCATCAATGATGTCATCACCACCACCAAAGTCAATATTACAAGTACAACTTGCAGTAAAAGACTTCATAATTTCAGCACCAGCAGCAATCACAAAGGATTCAGCAGGTACTTCTAGTAGTTGAAAGATGTCACCATTAGCAAGCGTAGCTCCTGCAGTAATCATAGCATCAATATCTAAGATTGCTTCAAGAGTGCGTACTGTGTTACCTACATTAGTGTGAACAGGAAGAACGTCTGCGCCAACACCAGCAGTAGATGCGAGAGTCATATCAAAAGTAGCCATAAGTTATATCCTCCCTTATGCTGCGTTATAACGAGCAGTAACGATAGCTTCTGGACGAAGTATCTTTCTGCCGTATAGATGCATACCACGAACAATGTCAGCAAAGCTGTCTTGATCACGATATGTTTCTGTCTTATTGATTTGCTCCGCAGTTGCAACAGCAGAATCATGTCCAGCAACAATAACACCAAGGTTTGTTAATTGATTAGCTGTGCCTGATGTTCCAGGTCCAGTGCCAAGGGCAGGTAGATTGGAAGATGTATAGACACGGAAACCGTGGAAGTTATTAATAGTTAGACCATTACGTAGTCCACCTGACTCACCAAAATCAGCGTTCATAAAACGTGAATCTTCATCGGCAAGAATTTCCATAAACACTGGATCAACTACAAGCCAACGATTTTGTGAATCAACTTGCTGTTGGTCAAGCAAACGTTTCATGCGTGAAACAATCATCGCAGGGGAAACAGTTGCTGTAGGTAGTGATGTAGCTCCAGGCATACGAGCAGTTACTGGAATCGAATGAGTACCAGCAGATGTTGTCGTAATGTTACCGAAGTCACCTTTATGAAGCTGCATTGAAGAAAGCAGTTCGTTTGAACCTGCAGTAGATACAGCTTTAGTACCATTAACAGTTGTGTTAAGAGCACTTGCTTTACTATGCAGAGAACTTTGTGCATAACCAGACATATATCCAAGAACTTCTTGGTCATACTGATCAGACAAACGATACGCTGCACGATTACTTGCAAGATCCATAAAATTAACATGGCTATGCGCCTCTTCAATATCGTCCATTTTAAAGGCATAGTAATTGGCCTTGTCAATAACTAATGAAAAGTCTTCATCTTGCAAATCTTGTGCTGTAACATTTGTGCCACGCGCATATTCCGAGACTGAAATCTCAGGTTCTTTAATGATCTTAACGGTATCGCCTTGACCACTGATCTCTCCGAAATAATCAGAGTTAGTAATATCTCCTACTACAGTAGACTTGCGAAACGCAAGTTGTACCTGCTTGGAGTAGATTACAGGACTAAAATTACCATTGGGTAAATTCCCATAACCTGTTGCGGTTGTAAAAGCCATTATATCCTCCTATAAAGTTTAGGCTTGCTTATAAGCTAAACATTATCACATAGAGGCTGTACGTTTTCTAGGGTGCATATTGTTATTAGTTGGCCTACCAATAACGTTATGGGCCTATACTTGAACAGGTAAGTCTTACGTATTGTTTAGTTTTGTATTTGGTAGTTTATTATTAGGTAGACCCAATGGGTGGCTAATAATGATTATACCTATAGTTATACTGTATTAATTTTATTTGTCAACAGTATTTTATCGTGCAGAACCAGACATATCATAAATAAATTTTCCAGTTCTTATTGCTTCCATAATCGCATCGGAAGCTTTTTCGTATTGATTAGTTGTCATACTGGCAACTTGCGATTCACTAAATGTACCATCTTTGCTACCTGTATTAGGTGCATTACGACCAGTACGATTAACAGAACGTGCAGCATCTTTATTGCTTGCAGGTTTCTTTGTGCTAATATTCATGTCTGCTTTGTACAAATCAATTGCACGACTTGCAGAACGAGCATCTGTATCATTTTCGTATAGAGCATCTTGAACCCACTTAGGTTGTTCTTCTGCCCAATTATGAAAGTCATCACTATCTCGTATCTCACCAAAGTCAGGATGAACTTTTAGTAGTTCTACTTCTGCTTTCTCACGAGATGCTGTAGCTCGCATTTCATCAATTTCTTTTACACGGCTCTCTAAACCTTCTGACTGCTCACGAGCTTTCTTAATTGCAATTGTTTCTACAATAGCTGCTACGTCAGGGTATTGTGCTGCCCATGCATCAATGTCTTCATCAGACTTAGGTAGCTTAATCTCTTTACGTGTAACGTCTTTTAACTGTGCTTCTAGTTGACTAAACTTATCTTCCCAAGACTTTTCTTTATCTTGCATGTGTCGTCTAAGATCACCGTAACGTTTCTTAAAACTTTTTTCTTCTGCATTAATAGGTTCAGCTTCTTGTACTTGAGTTTCTGTTGCATCTTCTTTATCTGCAAGTAGTTGCTTTAACTCTTTTTCATCTTGATCAATGCGATTTGAGTTAGCACTTTTCCTATCTACAAATGCAACCTTTTTGGGAGTGGTTACTTCTCCTGATGTATTAGTAGTATTCATTATAGTTCTTTCTTTCTGGGGCCACCGTAGCCTAGTGTTGGTAGGGGGATGAGTAGCCAGCATATAAGGTGATTGTTATTTTCTACGAGAGGCTAGTCCACCTTTTTTAAATCCATAGCCTCCTACATATCCTTTACCTCCCATTTGACCACCTGCAATTGCACCTGCTTGCTCTGCTTCTTCTTGTGTAGCTCCACTTGCTATTGCAGAACTTGTTGCTTGTTCTTGCGCCTGTGATATTTGTTCTTGTGTAGCTACTGGTGCAAATCCAGGCCCATCATCATCATTATTATTATCACCCCCGCCACTTGGTGTAGGCACAGTAGATGGTGGTGGATCGTCAGAATCGGGTTTATTAACTTTAGGTGTAAAAGGCTCAGTACTTCCATCATCACGTATTTTTTCATTTACTTCTGGTGGGCCTTCAAATCCTAATCCTTGTTTTAATGTATCAAAATAACTTTCCGCTTGCTCATTTAATTGATTTCTTAATACTGTTTTGCCTTTCATAGATGTTGCTTTACTAGAAGAATACCTAATATCCTCTACTAATTCATCATACGTATTATTAAATTGTCCAATAGTATCTTCAAGTACTGTTTTATAATTTTGATTATCTCTCAAGTTTGCAAATGTCTCTGCTTCTTGATCAGGCGCAACCACCGTTTTAGTTCTTCTACCAGTATTTATAGGATCACCTACTCTAGCCCCAACTATATCTCCAGAGACTTCTTTAGTTATACCGTAATCTGGAGATACTCCTGATGAAGATGATAAAGTAAAGCCTTGAGTTTCTGGACCTACATTGTATACACTATCAGGTATATCTTCTCTATTTGTATTTAAACCTAACTCTTTACTTGCAGCAGCAATTGCATTTTCTATATTTTCTATTTCATCTGATTCTGGGCCATCTGTATCACCTTTTTGATCTATAACAGCTTGCATTGCTTCTAGGTCTTTTTCATCTATTTGATTTTTGTTTTTATTTTCTTCTTCTTCTAAATTTGGTCTTGCTTTAGGGCGTATAGATCCTGAAATAGCAGTACCTGAAACTTTTGTAGCTGTATCTTTTTGTTTTTGATTAAATCCAAGTGCTTTAGAAATAGCATCTAAGCCTTTTTCAAGTATACTTTTATCAGCACCTTCATCAATAGTTTTACTTATAGCATTAAGTTTAGCAACCTGTCCTGGGGTAGCTGTTTTCTTTGCTGCAGCTAATGCTTTTGCAAATCCAGCATCTCTACCTTTAGCATTCATTTTATTACCAAGATGCACAAAAGCAGCTAAAGGTCCACCAAACGCAGCAGCTACACCTGTAGCAATTGTAGGCCCATACCCAACAGTTTTTTCTGCTTCTTTAATCCATAAGTCAACTTTAGAAGCATCAGGTGGATTACCAAAATCCATATCCCAACCACCAGCTTCTTGAAATTCTGATTGTTTTACTGGAGGTCGATCATCGTCATCGCCGCCTGTAGGTATAGCTTTTTCTGTTTCTGTTTCTTCTTCTACAGGTGCAGAACCTTTTAGTACATAACCTGCTGGAATAGGTATAACTGGCTCACCATTAAAGAAAGGTATACGTCTATCTGGTGAACCTTTTTTTACATATATACGAACATCTTGATTACTAAAATCAAAGTCGGGCATACTTATACCACCACTTGCAAATGCTAAACCACCCTGTGCTTTCTTCTGTGGTTCATCATCTTCATCTGGCCCACCAATAACAACTAGATCAGCCATACCAAATGGCATATCATCAGGTATTGTAGCTTCATCACTATTACCCATTTGACCCATAGCTTCCATTTGCTTGAGGCCCATCTTAGCAGCTTGCCGCATCTCCATAAGTTTTTCAAGGCCAAGGAACCTAACTACATCAGCAGGAAATACAAACTCACCTTCACTTACCTGTGCAGGTATATCATCTCTAACTTCTTTACGAGTACTACCAATGGGAACTTCGTTACCTGATTCTTCATCTACCATACCACCTTCATCACGTAAGCCGCCTTCTTCAAACATATCCATTTGACGTTGCATGTTATCCATTTTTTAGTACCTCATCTCGTAGTAACTGTAATCTACGTAACTGATATATTGCACCTTGTGCTCTATGTATTGTCATAGTATTGTCTGCTTGTTCCATAGAACGATGCTGCTGTTCTATAATAGTATTTAAATAACTACTGAACTGGTCCCACTGCTGGTGGTTGCTGACCAGCCCCTTGAGCTTGTTGAGGTGCTCCTTGTCCTTC